GTAAAAGACGCTGGTAGTGTAGCAGGTTCTGATTATGGAACTTTCTCATTACAAGTTCGTTCAGTAAACTTTGAAAATGATAGATTAAGAGCTGGTAATGATAGTGTAATAGAACAATGGGATAATTTAACATTTGACCCGAATGAATCTAATTACTTCGCAAGAGTAATTGGTGATAGACACACATCTATCGATTCAAATGGTAAATTAACTTACTATGGTGATTATCCTAATATGAGTAAACATATAAGAGTTGGAGATTATGGTGATTTAGCAACATTCCCAACTACTGTTGTTCCTTTTGGACACAACAAAGTATATGTTCCTTATTATTCAGCAACAACAGCAGCAACAACTATACCGACAGCATCATTTAAGTCAGACCAAAGCTCATCAGTAGCAGACTTTGACCAAAATGCATTCTATGGTGTAGATTATTCTAATCTTGATAATAGAGAATATCTATCACCAATATCTCACGGTAATGGTAATGCAAATCAAGGTAGTAATGTTACTATGTCGTTGGAAAATATGTATGGTTCAGACGGAGCAACCGCTGTAGCTACTAACTATTCAAACCAAACAGAACTATTAACACTTTCAGGTTCAGCAATTGAACAAAGAAAGTTTGTAGTTCCTTTCCAATGGGGTTTTGATGGACAAAGTCCAGCAAGACAATATGCAGTTGGTTCTGATATTAGTGCAACAAATACTCAAGGATTCAATTTAGATGGAGCAGCTAAAAGTGGTTCAGTAGTTTATAAACGAGCTATTAACGCAGTAAGTAATCCAGACGAATTTGATATCAATATGATGGTATTACCTGGTGTTATTCACGGAACTCACACAAATGTTACTAATCACGCAATAGATAAATCAGAAGAAAGAGCAGATACTTTCCTTATTCTTGATTCATCTAAATATGGTGATTCAGTAGATACAGTGAGAGATAATGTGAAAGCATTAGATTCAAACTATACAGCAACTTATTACCCGTGGGTTAAAGTTCTTGACGAAAACACAAACAGACCAACTTGGGTTCCGCCATCAGTTGTTCTACCTGGTGTCATTGCATTTAATGACGAGGTAGCTCACGAATGGTTCGCACCAGCTGGTTTAAATCGTGGTGGATTATCAGATGTGTTAGAAGCAAAAACAAGACTAACTCATAGTGAGAGAGATAAATTGTATGAGGATAGAATCAACCCTATCGCAACTTTCCCTGGACAGGGTGTAGTTGTGTTTGGACAAAAAACATTACAAGGAAAACCTTCAGCATTAGATAGAGTGAATGTAAGAAGATTGTTAATCGCATTAAAGAAATTTATTGCATCAACATCTCGTTTCTTAGTATTTGAACAAAATACTAATGCAACAAGAGCTCGTTTCTTAAATGTTGTTAATCCTTTCTTGGAAGATGTTCAAGCTAATAGTGGTTTGAGTGCATTTAGAGTGGTTATGGATGATACAAATAACACTCCTGACGAAATCGATAGAAATCGTCTAATAGGACAGATATTTATTCAACCAACAAGAACAGCCGAGTTTATCGTATTAGACTTTGTAGTTCAACCAACAGGTGCAACTTTCCCTGAATAATAGTTAATTTAACTGAAAAAGACCCCACTTTTCGTGGGGTTTTTTTTAGCATATAAAACTTCTAAAAAACTTCTACGATATAATGAATTATATTTAACGATTTTTTTTAGTTTGTTATATTTATTATTGAATATAAACACGGAGATTTGTAAATGGCTAAAGTATTAGACCCAAGTGAAATAATGTTTACACCTTTTGAACCTAAAACTAAAAATAGGTTCATTATGTATATTGAAGGTATACCAGCTTTCACTATTAAAGCGATGAATAGACCACAAATTCAATTTGATGAAGTGGTATTAGAACACATTAATGTTAAAAGATATGTAAAAGGAAAAGGAGCTTGGCAACCATTAGAAATTACTTTATATGACCCAATCGTTCCTTCCGCTTCACAAGCAGTTATGGAATGGGTAAGAGAACATCACGAGTCAGTTACAGGTCGTCAAGGTTATTCAGATTTTTATAAGAAGGATATTACATTTAATTTGTTAGGTCCTGTTGGAGATATTGTTGAAGAATGGACTCTTAAAGGAGCATTTATTCAATCAGCAAACTTTGGTGATATGGACTACGGAACATCAGACCCAGTTGAAATAGCACTAACACTTCAATATGACTATGCAATATTACAATTTTAATAGGAGTAAATAATGGCATTTAGTGACATATTTAAAGATGAAAACGAATACAACGAAAAAGCAATTATAGGTTTTATGTCCTTCGGAGTAATGACATTAACAAGTTTAATTGATATAATTACTGGAGCATTCGGAAAAGAATTGATGATACAAGAATTTATCTATAATTCATTTGTATGGATTACATTAGGTTCTTTCGGTATCGCAGGTGCAGAAAAAGTAATGGGTAATGGTAATAAAAATGGTGGTTCAGTAGCAACAGTTCCAGCAGATGAAAACGACCCATATGCATAAAAAAGTTATTTAAAAGGTTTTAACAAAAGGAGTTAATCAAATGACAGAAAATAAGTTTCCTACGGAAATCGTAGATTTGCCGTCAAAAGGACACTTTTACCCAGAAGATAATCCATTATCATCTGGAAAAGTAGAGTTAAGATATATGACTGCTCGTGATGAAGATATTCTCACATCAGTTAATTTAATACAACAAGGTAAAGCGTTAGACAAACTATTACAAGAGTTAATCGTTGATAAAAAAATAGATTATAACGACTTGTTAGTTGGAGATAAAAACGCTATATTTGTTGCATCAAGAATATTAGCATATGGAAAAGAGTTTAGTTTTTCATTTTTAGATAGTTATGGTGAAACAGTAAAAGGGAAAGTAGATTTAACAGAATTAAAACCAAAAGATTTTGATTTTTCAAAATATGAAAAAGGTGTTAATTCGTTTTCTTACAAATTACCAAAATCAGAAAGAATAGTAAGTTTTTCTATTCCGACACATAAATCTGAAATGGAAATAGAAGAAGAATTAGACGCTATTAAGAAAGTATTTAAAGATGATAAAAATGCTGTTAGTAGAGAGAATTCAACTCGTTTAAAACATCTTATCACATCAGTAGATGGAAAACAAGATAAAGGATTTATTAACAACTTTGTTGATAAAGAATTCCTTTCAGTAGATTCTAATGCATTCAGAAATTATGTTGTAGAAAAAAATCCTAATTTAGACTTCACCGCAACTACGGAAAATAGTAGAGGTGAGAAGGAGCAAGTGGCAGTCCCTATGACTGCTCAGTTTTTTTGGCCTAACGCCACAGTATAAGAAAGACTTACACGAACAAATATTTCAAATCATCTTTTTTTCTAAAGGTGGTTTTACATTCACAGAAGTTTATGATTTACCTGTTTATCTTCGTAGATTCTATTATAAACGACTTGTTACTCAATATGAGAGAGAAAAACAAGAATATGATAAAGCAGTCAATCAGAACAAATCAAATCCACGATTTAAATAGATAAAAATATAAAAGTTTTATATTTATTATTGAATACAATTAAGGATTATAATGGCTAAATATAAAAAAATATCAGAAGCATCCAAACAAAAACTCTTGGATAAATTATTTTACTATCTTGGTAGAGGTATGAGACCAACGATAGTTAAAAAAATGTCCAAAGCCGACCCAAAGTTCGCTAATAAATGGAAAGAACTTGAACGACATAGAGCATATATGGATAACTTATTTGATAACTAATATTTAAATCCATTAATTCAATATCACAACAATCAAAAAAATCAGGAAAATAAATGGCTAAACCAGATATGAGAAAGAGAGTCGACGCAGTTGATGAGATGGTTCGTCGAACCGAAGCTGGAGTTAAAGGCGTTGATAAACAAATTGAAAAACTTTCAGGAAAGTGGCAATCACTAATAAGTTCACAAGTTCAAATTAATGAGTTAATTGATTCAGAAGAAAAAAAGAGAAAAGGTGTTTCAGGTGCGTTTAAAAAAGGTTTAGGTTTACAAATTGATGAAGAAAGGATTCGAGAAGCTAATGAAAACTTAGCTCAAGCTATTTACGCAAATGATGATTTAGCGAGAGAAGTTGCAGAAGAGAAGATTGCAGCACTAAAAAAACAAGCAAAATTAAATGAAGAGATTTATGATGATGTCGAGGAATTATTTCCTGGAATAAAAAGTGGTATAGAAAAAGCCGAAAAAGCTCAAGCCGCTTGGAATAGAGTGACTGAAGCAAATG